GGGGAGGGTGCCTTGGCCACCTACGCACCCCGCTCGACAGCGATCAGGTCGCGGAGATCCCGCTGCGCGGCCTCCAGGTGGGCACGACAGTCCCACCGGCAGAGCAGTTGGATGATCCCGCGCTCGACAACCTCGAGCGGAGCGCAGAACGCGGACACCAAGTCCATGCGCGCGACCCCCCTGGGCAACCGGACGCCCTCGTCGTGCAGCTCGATCAGCTTCTGGACATAGTGCTCGGCCTTCTCCAAGTCTTGCAGCCCGCCCTTCTTGCGCCACCGGGCGACATACTTGGTCGCACAGCCCTCCAGGTATCCGATCCCCGATCGCTCGATCAGGTCCCAGTGCTCAAGCGAGCCGTCCCGCTTGTAGTGGTCGCCACCGACCTGCCTCTCATTCGCGCTCTTCACTCGCTGCCTCCCGCCGATCCAGCCACTCCTCGGCGGCGCGCCGCCAGTCCGTGGCCTTGCAATTCACCAGAGCCTCGCGCGCGTTGGCGAAGCGCTCGGGGCCGTCGCTGGCCTTGTAGGCCTCATGCGCCACCCACATGGGGATGGCAACCCGGCGGAAGAACGGGTCGCGCAGCCCAGGGGTGGGGCCGACGTCCATGAAGACGCTGAGATCCTCGCGCCAGCGCTCGACCGGGGTCGACATGAGCGGGAACGTCTCGACCTCCCCCTGGGCGTATGGGTTGTCGCCCATCTCGTCCATGACGCCCTTGGTGATCAGCGGGTCCATGGTCGCATGGTAGGCGTGGAAGTCGTTGCTGAACTGGAACATGCGTCCCATGGGCAGCCCCGCCGCCGTGGCGATGAACTCGTGCAGGTAGCTGAAGTGCACCGCGTTCGCACCGTAGGCACCCCAGATGATGTCGTTGCTGCGATTGACGAGGGTCATGTCGAGCCGCCCGTCGATCCCGGTCTTGAACATCAGCTGTGTGTTGCAGGGGACGTCCTTGCCCCCAGCGCTGGCCTTGAGTGGGTCGACCGCCCCGTCCCACATCTGCACCACCACGCGGCGGGAGAGCGGGTCGGCGCGCAGCTGCTCGATGGCCCAGGCGAGCTGGTCGTGGCCGAACCACGAGATCCAGCGCTTGCCATACGCGCCGTGCAGCGTCTTGCCGTCGTCGCTGAAGGTCTTCATGCGCTTGACGAAGCGCTGGACGAACTTGACGTCGTCGCGCCCGGCCAGCATCCACAGGCTCTCCATCAGATGGAAGAATGGGTTGGCATCGCGCGCGGAGTTGAAGAGGACGCGCTCGCGCGGCTCCTCATAGATGGTGAGAACAGGCCCGTCGAACAGGGTCACCGGGCCATTGCGGCTGTCTCGGCTCGACCCCGCCTGCTGGAGCAGGCCCAGCACGGCGGGGAGAGCGTCATTGACGTTGCGAACACGAAGCTCCACGGCTCAGGCAGCCGCCTTCAGGCCGATCTCGGCGTTCAGGTCGGAGATGAGCAGTGCCGGCAGGGTGCCCTTGGGTCCGGCGTGGACCTCGGGGAGCAGCTCGGTGACCTCCGGCCACACCTCGACCAGGCGACCGACCGAGGTAACGCTCTCGACCACCGCCTTGACCCGGCTGCGCAGGGCGCGCTCGCGCTCGCTCAGCTCCTTCTGCATGGCGTCGAGGATCGCCTTGGCGTCCCGCACCGCGTTGCGCGCGGCCATGTAAGGGTGGTCGGGCCGGATGATCGAGGCGATGTGCGTGTTGTGGCGCTTGTCGTGCACCTCGTAGGGCACCCGCTGGGCCTCGGCGAACTTGATCTCGATGACCTCGTTGGTCTCCTCGACCGCCACCTTGACGGAGGTGCTCTTGGGGAACCAACCCTCCGGCGCGGCGCTGAGGCGCTTGCGGTCGACCTCGCTGAACGCGGCCTCATAGCCGTTCCGATCGCGCTCGGCGGTCAGCTGGCGGACGTGCTCCTCCTGCTCGGCGATGGCCAGCTTGTCGGCGGCGAAGCGCTGTGCAACCGCGTTGGCGATGATGCCGTCGCGGATCTCGGCGTTGATGCGAATATAGCTCATGTGTCTGCCTTTCTGTGTCCTGAACCATGGGGAGTGAAACGCTGCTTGGGCCTGCCCTCCCCGAGGCGCGCCCGCTCATACTTATCGAACTCGCAGAGGGTGTGCTCCACCTCCCGCATCTCCCACCTGGGCCACTCGGCGGGCCACAGACCAAGCTCAGGGGCCTGGGCCATGAGGAGCAGGTGGCGCATCTCCTCGTTCATCTGGTCCCGGCACTTGGGGGAGCCATGGCTCCGGGTGCCCAGGGGGTCGCCGAGGACGCGGTCGAGGCCGCGCGCCGCGCCGGGTCCGGCGCTGGCCCACGTCATGATGTCCTTGGCGTCGGCCAGCAGCGGGGTGTGCCGCAGGTCCGTCACCATCTCATAGGCCATGAACGGGCCGAGGAAGGGGAAGGGCAGCATCTCCTCGTGGGCGCGCTGCAGGGTCTTGTGCCAGACGATCCCGGCGACCCGGTCCATGTGGCGCTCGCGCACCGCGTCAATGCACTTCAGCAGCCCATCGACCTTGTTCACGCGGAGCGGCGACTTGATCATGTAGGCCGCGCCGAGGATCGTCTCCCCCTGGGCCACTCGCTCCTTCAGCAGGCGGCGGGCCTCCTCGGTGTCCCAGTCGCCCAGGAGCAGAGGGCGGAGCAGCTGGCCGGTCTCGATCTTGTTGAACCACCGGAAGACCACCGCCGCCATATACTGGCGGGCCAGGTCATCGCCCAGGGGCGCGGTGAGGTTCTCCCGCATCCAGCGGGTGACGCGGTCATCCTCGCGGAAGATGTTGCAGAAGCGGAACTCGCGGAGGATGGGGTCGTCCGTCCAGGGGCCGGGCTGCCCCGCGCGCCGCCGGAGGAAGACGTTGTAGCGCTCGCGGGCCAGGGCGAAGAAGCGGTCGACGCTCACAGCTCCAGGCCCCGGCGCATGTGGGCGAACGCCTCGTCGCGGCTCAGCTCGTATGCCTCGACACCGGCCTGGCGCAGGCGCTCCAGCGACTTCTTGACCCCGTTGAACTTGGAGATGGTGTTCTTCTCCTTGACCGGGGGCAGGTCCGGGTTGCGTGCGTGGCGGCGGGCGTTGACGCTGTCGATGCACTCCTGGAGCGGGGTCGACAGGGCGATCACCTCCATGCGGACACCGCGCGCCTCAGCCCAGCGGTTCAGCTCCTCGGTCCGGTTGACGTCCGCGGAGATGAGCAGCCCCTCGAACAGCACATCGTGGCCAGCGGTGGAGCTGTCCTTGACCAGCTCGAAGATGTCCTCCATCTTGGGGATGGTGTCGCAGCCACCGCAGGCGGTCTCGTAGTGCCCGACCACGGCGAGGGCGTTGCCACCCTCGCGATGGTAGACGTAGCCGATGGGCTGCTTGCGGCCCTCGCGCCGGTAGGCCACCCGGCGATCATACAGCTCCATCAGGCGGCGGACCAGGTGGGTCTTGCCAGAGCCAGAGGTGCCGCGAATGTTGTAGATGGTGGGCATGGGGTCGCTCCCTTTCTTGCTCTATGTATCGCGCCGCTAGAACTGGACCGCAATCAGCTTTTGGCTGGCCTCGTGGCTGGCGCGCACCACCTGATCCAGGATCTCATTGAAGGCCGGGCCGCGCGGGGTGAAGTTGGGGTCGGCGATGCGGCTGAGTCCCAGGTAGGAGCCCAGGGAGACCCACTGCTTGCCCGGCCCAGGGGAGGGGCGGATGGCCTGGAGCCGCTTGTAGTTGCCCCCGTCCATGAACAGCACCGCGTCGGCCCACTCCAGGTCGGCCTCGGTGATGGCCCGGCTCCGGTGGGCCTCCAGGTCGATGTCGTGCCGCTCGCGCGCGGCCTCGCGCATCTTCTTGGCCGCGCGCTCCGGCTTCCAGCCGGGGTTGTCCCACGCCTTCAGCGCGGCCTCGCGCACCTCCCAGTCAGGCCGGGTCTCCCGCAGCACCGCCGCGCACACCGGCGAGCGGTTGATGTTGCCGTGGCAGACGACGAGCACCTTCATTACCATGGGGACGGTCCTTGTATGAGAAGCATGGCCTGGCCCGGCTCGAAGCCCTCCTTGACGTAGGCCAGGTAGAGGGCGCGCTTGGTCCGGGCGATCTGGGCGGCGTTGTCAGCCGCCGCCTTCATGAGCTTCAGGTGGTCAGAGAAGTGGCGGAGCATCTCGTCGGGGCGGGTCGGCAGGGATACCACCTTTGCGACCTCCTCCCGCTCCTCGTCGCGGATCTCGTTGACGCGCTGGTTGACCAGGCGCTCGACCGCCTCCTCGGGCAGCGGACCCTCGCGCCGGGTGCACTGCGGATCGGGGCAGGCCTCATACTCGCCGCGCTTGCGACCACAGGGACACGCCTGGGTCATGGCCGGGTCTCCCGCAGCACCTGGGCGATGTTGACCGGCAGCTGGTCACGGGGGATGGTGCCATCGTGCACCGTCCGGCGATAGCGCTCCTCGAGCCAGTGATCATAGGGCTGGAAGGGGATGATGCCTGTCGGGAAGTGCGCCGCCATGTTGTCGATGAGATCGTCGACCGGCTCGCCCTTCAGCGCGCGGATGAGGTAGCCCTCGCACCAGATGAAAGCCATCGAGAGCAGCTCGGGATCCATCGTGCCCGGCCAGTGGCGGAACTCGATGGTGTCGGTCTCGCGCAGCTGACGGACGTTGACGCAGAGGCGGGGCTGAAGGTGAGGCTGGGGCACCCCGGCCCGGCTCACCGCCGCCTCGCGCTGGAAGAACTCCTCGACCGTCGACGCGGCCAGCTGGCCCGCCAGCCGGTCCGGCCTCAGGAGCGTGTGGTGGCTCACCCGCATCCGCCGGAGCCGCCGCTTGTGACCCAGCAGCGCCGCCTTGGCGTCCTCTGGGCGATGCGGGGCGATGGGCAGGTCGAGCGGCTCGATCACCGGGAGCGCCCTGGGCATCCACTCGTGGATGTGGGCCTGCAGGGTCTTGAGAGCGGGCAGATCATCCCTGAGCCCAGGGACGCGGATGTGCAGGTGCAGGTTCGAGCGGTAGTTGACCGTCGCCTCGGGGTAGCGCTCCCTCAGCTCGCGCAGACAGGCGACCTGGCCGTCGATGGTGCCGGTGGGCGGCGTGTTGATCTCCCCGCCCCGGTTGTGCAGCCGGTCCTTGGGGTCGTTGGCCACCCCGGTCGAGTTGACGATGGTGATGTCCTTGCGGTCACGGCCATAGCCGGGCGGCAGGGGCCGGGTGGTATCCCAGTCCGCCCACTCGTGCTCCGCGCCGAAGGTCCAGTTGCCGACGTTGCGATCCCAGCTCATGGCCACATCACCCAGACGAGGAAGGCCAGCGCCGCGACCAGGATCGCGGCGTCGATGATCTTGGTGAGTGTCTTGCGGTCGTTCATGACAAGCTCCTTGCAAGGGTGTGCGCCGCCCAGCCAGCGGCCAGCGTTCCGTTCTTGGCCCCGCCCGACGCGGCCCAGAGGCCGGGGGCGACCTGCTCCAGGAGGCAGGGCTTGTGCCCCTTGGCGTAGGGCCGGATGCCGTGGAGCAGGCGATGCTCGTCGCCGGGGGCGAGGCCCAGGGTGCCCATGAGGCTGTCGCCGAAGCGGCGCTCGCGCTCATAGACCTGCTGGGTGCGCTCGTCGTCCCAATTGTCCGCGCGGATGGCGGTGCCGTCGCCGACCCACATGCCGTCGCCCCGGTCGAAGCCAACCAGCTGGCGATAAGGTGCCCACACCTTGATGCGGCCCCGCGCGACGATGCTGTTGGGCCACAGGGTGGCCATGCCTCGCTGCCCTACCTGGGCGAACTGAGGGAGCAGCCGCTGGGTCCAGATGCCCGCCGCGACGATCACGTTGCGGGCCTCGTGGTGCTCGACCAGGCTGCCCCCGGCGGACACACCGACCCTGCCGGGGGCGACGTGAACGACATGGCACAGCTCCGTCGGCCCGGCCAGGATCTTGGCGGGGTCGCACCAGTGCACCGTGGTCTGGGCAATCTTGCCGGTCTTTCCGACCGCCACGTCGAAGGGCAGATCCCGCACCCCGTAGAGCCGGTCGAGGAGGGCCAGGGAGGGCTCATAGACCTCCTTGCCCAGGGCGCTGAACCACGAGGGCTTCATGAGGCAGGCGGCGGGCCTGGAGCCAGCCAGCGGCTCACGGTTGTCGAAGACCCGGACCTCCTGGCCCTCGGCCCGGAGCGCGGCGGCGGTGATCTGGCCGAACAGGCCCCCACCGATGATGATGGCGTCAGTCATTTCCCCTCCAAGTCTGCCGCCCCAAGGTTCCAGCGGCATGTTGTTCCTTGGCGCGCTCAGACAGCAACGAGCGAGTTTCCGCAGAAAAGTCCGGTGGCCGTCTCGCGTCCCGACGAA